TACCATTTAAATACGAAGAAAAAACAGATATACAATTTCAATGTAAATCATCAGATCAAACAAACGAAATCGGTGTGTTTGGTGAAGGCATATTAATTAGGAGATAACATGAAAAAACCAGGTTGGCTAAAAGACGCAGTCGCAACAGAAAACGGATACGTATCACCAAAGGGTGAACTACTTAAATCTGCTAAGTTGTCACAAGCTCATATTGATGAGTGGAATGGCGTTGAAAAGAAAGAAGAAGCACCAGTAATCCATGCTATGGAAACAAATACCATAGAAGAAAATACTGAAATTGAAATCGTTATTGAAGAAGAAGCACCAGTAGCTGAAGAAGCTGCTGTTGAGCAACCAGCTCAAGAAGAAAAGAAAGGCTTTTTCTCTAGGAAAGTTTTTAATATCTAATAAATAAAATTTTCATCCTTTGAGAATTTTATGAAATTATTTGAAAAACTTAACGAAGATAACTTTTTAATATTTGCGTCTCATCATTATCAAAATAAGCAGTGCGTAACTGTTGAAGAGTTTTATGACGATTTAAATCGATTTAAGTATTTAAAAAGATTATTAAAGCGTTATCGATCACAGGGTGATTTACAAGAAAGATTGATATTGAATCACCTTGTTGTTTTATATAATGTGTTTGGTGTATATGCTGCAAATCAATTGGTCTTCTATAAAATAGAAGAAGAACATTGGTCAGCGCTTAAAACATTTTTAGTTTATCTAAATTATCTACCAGAAGAAGAAAAGGTAGAAATACCTTTAGATGAAACTGTAATAGAGAAGCTTAGAAAAATATGAGTATTATATCTAGAACAGGCGATTTATTTTACGCTTATCGTTTTTTAAAACTGCTGGTAACACCGTGGGAAAAAACAAAAGCGTACGAGCTGGGCATTTTAGATGACAATGGTAAGCTTCTTAAAAAAGCTCGTGAGCTCAAAACATCAGAAGAAAAATCAGCATACACAGTTTTCCATCGTTTAGTATTTAATATTAAGCGTTTATTGCAAAAGCTTCCATTTGGTAAAACTAAACTAGCTTCTTGGGCAACTGCTCTTTTCTTAATTAAAGAAGAAACTGGTATGTCTGAAAAAGACATTATTAAAATTATGAATAAAATGGATGTTGACTTTGATGATACTTTGTTTGAATCGACTTGGTATATGACAAAGGATCAAAAGTTACAACCTGGAGTGTATAGCTTAATTAGTGATGCTGTATCTCCTACTACTGGAGAGATTATAGCTCCAGCAAAATCAAAAATAAAAGTTGACGAAGATTGTCATTCAATTGGTACAATAATTGGTACTCCTATTTATGAAGTTTATCATGTGCGATCAAAACAAAAAATATACGTTAATCCGGGAGAAATAATTCGATGAAAACATTTAAAAATCTTTTTGATGAATTAGCAGCTAACTCTGTTGGAGGAGGTGGAGTAGACTTCAATCCAACTGGAAAAGCGCCACGTGATAAGCGTAAAAAGGATGACACAGAAAGAATGTATCGTCGTTCAATTGGATTAGAGTCAATTCGTCGCATGTTGAAAAAGCGGAGAAGCGAATAATGTTAGCAACTGTTTTAGGCGCAGTGACTGGCTTTGGTGGATCTGTAATTCCAGCGGTCATTGACTTTTTTAAAGATAAGAATAATAATCAACGTTATATTGAAGAACTCAAAATGCGCACCGAGCTTATGAAGACTGGTGCTAAAATTGATTTAGAAAAATTTAATATACGTGCTGCAGACGATGAGCATGCACGATTAATACAGCATGATATAGCACTCCAAGAAGACACTGGCCTTATGGCAGGTCTTCGAAAATCAGTACGTCCAGTAATTACATACGCATTCTTTTTGCTCTTTTGTATTGTTGAAGGCGTAATGATTTACCATGCACTCTCTCAAGGTGTTGACATTGTACAAGTAATGGAACACGTTTGGGACGACGAAACTCAGGCAATCTTTGCAGCGATCATATCATTTTGGTTTGGATCACGAGCCATTGAAAAGTCTCGAAAAAAGTAATTTACTTTTATACCCAAGTATAGTATAATAGTTACTTAAACGAAAAGGTTATATAATATGCAGAATATCTCAATTACTAAGAGAGATGGGCGAACTGAGCTCTTTAACTTAGAAAAAGTACATCGTGTGTTGGAATGGGCCACGGATAATATTAATAATGTCTCAATATCAGAAATCGAGCTAAAAGCAAACTTACAGCTGTATGATGGAATTACAGCATTTGATATTCATGAATTATTGATTAAATCTGCAGCCGAGCTTATTTCAGAAAACTCTCCAAATTACCAATATGTAGCAGCTCGACTTGTTTCTTATAAGATTCGTAAAGAGGTCTTTGGTCGTTTTGAGCCAAAGTCTTTACAAGAAATCATTGAAACAAATGTTGCTAATAACATATATGATCCAGAGATTCTTCAGCTATATGATACTGGCGAGTTAAATCAACTAGGCGCTTACATTAAGCATGATCGTGATGACTTGTTTACATATGTTGGTATGGAACAATTTCGTGGAAAGTATTTAGCGCAAAATCGTGTTACTGGTGAAATTTATGAAACACCACAAATATTATACATGATGATTGCTGCAACGCTGTTTTCAGCATATCCAAAAGAAAAACGTATTAGATGGGTGAAAGATTTCTATGATGCAATTTCGCAATTTTACATTTCCCTTCCGACTCCTATTCGTCAGTTCTCTTCTTGTGTACTCATTGAATCAGATGATAGTCTCAATTCAATCAATTCCACGGCTACCTCAGTCGTGCGTTACATTTCTAAAAAGGCTGGAATCGGAATTGGAGCTGGGTCTATTAGGGCTATTGGTTCTAGTATTGGTGACGGCAGCGTCGTACATACTGGTCTTATACCATTTCTTAAGTATTTTCAATCTGCTGTAAAGTCATGTTCACAAGGTGGTGTACGCGGTGGAGCGGCAACGGTCTATTTGCCGGTTTGGCATTTAGAATATGAAAGCCTTATTGCCTTAAAGAACAACAAAGGCACAGAAGAAAATCGTGTACGTCATATGGACTATGCGTTTCAATTCAATAAGCTAATGTATGAGCGCTTATTGAGTGGTGGTAACATTACGTTGTTTTCTCCTAATGACGTACCCGGCTTGTATGAAGCTTTTTATAATGATCAAGATAAATTTAAAGAATTATATGAAGCCGCTGAACAAAATCCTAATATTCGTAAAAAGGAACTATCAGCACTTGAAGTCTTTTCTCAATTTTTGACTGAAAGAAAAGACACTGGACGTATTTATTTAATGAACGTTGATCATGCAAATACGCATGGAGCATTCGATGAAAAGGTTGCTCCAGTCCATCAATCAAACCTTTGCTGTGAAATCGATCTTCCTACTAAACCTCTTCAAAATTCAGAAGATGAAGAAGGTGAGATCTCATTATGTACTTTGTCCGCAATTAACTGGGGGCTTATCAATGAACCAGAAGAATTCGAAAAGTACTGTACTCTCGCTGTCCGCGCGTTGGATGCTTTGTTGGATTACCAACATTACCCGATCCCGGCCGCTCAACGTTCTACGTTCGATCGTCGCCCTTTGGGTGTTGGTATTATTAATTTTGCCTATTTCCTGGCTAAAAGGGGACTTAAATACGACGAAAATGCTTTGGAAGAAGTGGATAAGTATGCTGAAGCATGGAGCTACTATTTAATTAAAGCTTCTGCAGACTTAGCTCAAGAAAAAGGTCCATGTTTTAAATCAAATGAAACAAAGTACGCAAGTGGAAAACTCCCGATTGATACATATAAACATGAGGTTGCGGAACTGGTTCAACATAAAGAACGGTTCCCTTGGGGCGATCTGCGTAGGCAGCTACAACAGAACGGTATCCGTAACTCTACTTTGATGGCTTTGATGCCTGCTGAGACATCAGCACAAATATCAAATAGTACGAATGGTATTGAACCACCACGTGCTTTGGTGTCATATAAGCAATCAAAAGATGGAGTTATGGCTCAGGTAGTCCCAGGATACTATCATTTGAAAAATAAATATGACTTATTATGGGATCAAAAATCTCCTGAAGGATATCTAAAAATCTGTGCCGTTCTTCAAAAATACATTGACCAAGGGATATCTGTAAACACGTCTTATAATCCTGAACACTATGAGGATCATAAGGTGCCAATGTCAGATATGATAAAACACTTGATTATGTTTTATAAGTATGGTGGTAAGCAACTTTACTACTTCAATACTTTTGATGGATCAGGAGAATACAAAGATGAAACAGATTACTCAGAAGAAATTATCACAGATTCAAATGACGATGATGCATGCGATAGCTGTGTAATTTAATGTTTCAATATCTAAATTTAATTTTTCTATAATGTCAATCCCTGCTCGTAAGTGGGGATGCTCTTTATTATTATAGAAATTACAGGAGAGTTATATGTCAGTTTTTCAGAAAAAGTCAAAGTCTCATCTAGAATCTAATATGTTTTTTGATGAGCCGGTTGATATTGCACGTTATGATGTTGTTAAGTATCCACAATTAGAAAAAATTACAGATAAGCAACTTGGATTCTTTTGGAGACCAGAAGAAGTAGACGTGTCAAAAGATCGAGCAGACTTTTCAAAACTAACTGATTACGAGCGTCATATTTTTACATCAAATCTAAAGCGTCAAATTCTTTTGGATAGTGTACAAGGACGCTCTCCAAATTTGGCATTTCTTCCATATGTATCCATTCCAGAGCTGGAGGTGTTAGTTGAAACGTGGTCATTCTTTGAAACGATTCATTCAAGATCTTACACCCATATTATTCGCAACGTGTATGCTAATCCTTCTCGTGTATTTGACGAGTTAATGGATATACACCAAATTGTAGATTGCGCCGAAGACATTTCAAAATACTATGATGATTATATACAAACTGCTCAATGGTATGAAATGTTGGGTGAAGGGCGTTTTCGAATTACAGATAAAGTTACTCAAGAAGATAAGTATATTAATGTTGATAAGTATGAGCTTAAGAAAAAGCTGTGGTTGTGTTTAAACTCTGTAAATGTACTTGAAGGTATTCGTTTTTATGTTTCCTTTGCTTGTTCATGGGCATTCGCCGAACTGAAGAAGATGGAAGGTAATGCTAAGATTATTAAGTTTATTGCTCGTGACGAAAACACACACCTCGCGGCATCACAAACTATCTTAAAAACTTTAGTAAAAGACGATCCAGATTTTGTAAAGATTAAAGATGAAACACGCGATGAAGTCACAAAAATGTTTGTTGATGCAGTTGAGCAAGAAAAAGAATGGGCACGTTACTTGTTTAAAGATGGGTCAATGATTGGATTGAATGAAAGACTATTAGGGTCTTATGTAGAATGGATTGCTGCAAAGCGGATGCGTACATTAGGTTATCAGTGTCCATATCAAGTATCACAAGCAAATCCATTACCTTGGACAGAAAAATGGATTGGTGGCGGCAACGTGCAGGTTGCTCCACAAGAAACAGAAATTAGTTCCTATGTTATTGGTGGTGTAAAACAAGATGTTGATCAAGATGTATTGAAAGGAATGAGCTTATGAATGTAGTAATTTATTCAAAAGACAATTGCGCGTATTGTGAAGGTGCTAAACTTCTCTGTAGTACAGAAGGATTAGATTACGAAGAAATTAGAATTGGTAAAGACATTACTCGTGAAGAGTTTATGGAAACGCATCCAGATGTTCGAACCATGCCTTTAATATTTGTTGACAATCAAAAAGTGGGTGGATACCAAGATTTTAAAAACTATGTGAATAGCATGAAAGACCTTGGGAGTTTATCTTTATAATGGACTTTATATGCTCTTACTGTGGATACGAATGCGAAATTAATCCGGCCGATGGATACGAGGATGATAAAGTAGTATATTGTCCTCGATGTGGAGAATGCGAAGTAGAAGATTTACAGTTTGATGATTGAATGGACTTACCAAGATAAAGTGTTTGACGAAACTCCTGAAGAATATCAAGGGTTCGTTTATTGCATTACAGAGTTAGCAACAGGAAAAAAGTACATTGGAAAAAAATTCTTCTGGAAACCAAAAACCTTGCCTGTCACAAAAACAAGAAAGCGACGTGTTAAGACCCGTGTTGAGTCCGACTGGAGAGAATATTATGGTTCCAGTAAAGAAGTCCAACAACTCGTCGAATCCACAGGAAGAGACGGATTCAAACGAGAAATCCTAAAGCTTTGTAAGACAAAAGGTGAATGTTCATATTGGGAAGCAAAACTACAATTTGAGTATGACGTGCTACTATCTGATGAGTATTATAATGAATTTATTGGCTGTAAAATTCATTCAAAGCACATAAAAGGTTTACAATCACAAGATTAAGTGATATAATAGTACTATGAAAAATGATAATGTTATTCTATTTCCTACTCCTGAAAGACGCGATCACGAGAAAAGAATTAGTGTAGCACAAAGCTTTTGCTCAGCCGCAATGATTGAAGCAACACTATCATTAAAGCGTGAAGGTTATGAAATTGACGATGAAATGCAAGATGATATTACAACGGTATATAATTTCTTGTATGCGGCTGTACTCAAGAGCCAAGGATATCCACATTATCTAATTAGCCATTTAGATGATGCAAAGAAAGAAATGAACGAGTTGATGACAACTCTAAAAACACTTGAAGATGACGATGGACCTATAGAATGATTTTACTAGATTATAATGCAATTGCTGTTGGTAACCTTATTACTCAAAAGCTTGACATTCAAGAAGACTTAATTCGACATATGATTCTCAATTCGATTCGTATGTACAATGTTAAGTATCGTAAAAAGTACGGACAGATGGTGATTTGCTGCGATTCCAGTTCATGGCGTCGAGAAGTCTTTCCACAGTATAAACACAAGCGTCGTGAAAATCGTAAAGAATCTACAATGGATTGGTCAGCAGCTTTTGAGATTATCAACAAAGTACGAGATGAACTTCGTGATAACTTTCCTTATGTTGTACTCCACATTGATCGTTGTGAAGCAGATGATATTATCGCAACACTTGTTGAAATGACCCAAGACTTTGGTAAGCATGATGACGTCATGATTGTTTCTGGTGATAAAGACTTTGCTCAATTGCAAAAGTATAAAAACGTACAGCAGTATTCTCCATTGACAAAGAAAATGATTACAATTGATAATCCTAAAACTCACTTGTTTGAGCACATCTTAAAGGGTGATGCTTCTGATGGTGTACCAAACGTTTTATCTCCAGATAATACCTTTGTTGATGGCATTCGTCAATCGCCAGTTACAAAGAAAAAGATTGAAACATGGGTTGACATATCAGAAGACTTAGCTACGCGTATGGATCCAGAAATCTATCGTAATTACTGTCGTAATAAAAAGCTAATTGATCTATCTGAAGTTCCAGAAGACTTGAAAGAAACTATAATAAATAGTTATGAATCAACAAAAACTGCAAGTAAAATGAAAGTACTAAATTACTTGGTGAAGAAACGTTGTAAAATGTTAATTGAGTCTGTCGAGGAGTTTTATTAATGCCAATTATGGTGCATGAAATACTAGAAAAAGCAAGTGAAGCAAAGTCAAAGAAAGAAAAGATTGCTGTTCTTCATGAGCACAATTGCTTAGCTCTTCGCGATATATTGCGTGGTGCATATGATGATTTGATTGAGTTTATCCTTCCAGAAGGTGAGCCACCATATGAAAAAGATGATGCACCAGCTGGTTACTCACGATCTTCTTTAATGAACCAAACCCGTAAGTTCAGATACTTTGTAAAGGGTGGTCCAGGAGAAAGAGTCAATCCTCTTCGTAGAGAAAAGATGTTCATTGAAATTTTAGAATCTGTACACCCACAAGAAGCAGAGTTGGTTGTATTAATGAAAAACAAAAAACTAAATGGTACCTATAAAGGTATTACTAAAAAATTAGTGCAAGAGGCCTTTCCAAACCTTATTAAAAAGTGATATAATAGTATCATGAATTTGTTTATATTAGATAATGATCCAGTGGTTGCAGCTCAACAGCAGTGCGATAAACACGTTGTAAAAATGATTGTTGAGTCTGCTCAAATGTTATCAACAGCTCACCGTATGTTAGATGGTGTACAAGAAAAACGACCATCTAAGTCTGGTAAAACCAATGTAAAATATTGGGTGCATCCAGATCCACATATGGAATCTGAGCTTTACAAAGCAGTACATATGGGACATCCTTGTACAGTGTGGACTATGGAGTCTAACAATAACTACAATTGGCACTATGTACATTTTGTTGCGCTGTGCGATGAGTATAAGTTTAGATATGGTAAGGTGCATGCTAGTGATACAAAGCTACGCGAAATTCTTAAAGCTGTACCAAAAAATATTCCAATTACATACCTTACGCCTTTCAAATTAGCAATGGGATCAAACCCTGAATGTATGTTTGAAGATCCAGTAAAATCATATCGAGCGTTTTATCAAACAAAGCAAGATCGATTTAACATGGCATGGACAAAGCGTGAAGTTCCAAATTGGTTTGAGTATAGATAACTATATGAGCATTGAAAAACCACAGTATCGATATATACCAGGATGTTGGGTTGGTGGTGTATGGTATACGTCAACTCAAGAATGGGAAAATAAAGAACTTATACTTGACTCTGATCAATTAGTCCAGTTGTCTCATAATCCAGAGATTTCAGCTGTATGTTCAGAAAAGTATTTAGCAGTCATGTTCGTAGATGACTTTATTGATAGAATGAAAAGAGGCGAAATTGAGTAATGCCAACATACCAATTTAGAGATGTTAACACTCAAGAAGTGTTTGAAAAGTTTATGAAGACCAGTGAGAAAGAAACCTACCTAAAAGAAAATCCTCACGTGCAACAGATTTTGGGTGCCACAAATATCGTTTCCGGTGTTGGTGGCGTACACTCAAAAGTACCAGATGGATTCAATGAAGTACTTCAACGAATTAAATCTGGATCAGGTAAGAAAAATACAATCAACACGAAGTAAATGGAGTTAATGATATCATGGCCAAATATACTCGTCATGACGCGCGAAATAAAAAGAAAGATAAGCATAAGTTTTTAACTTTGAATAAAGACGTTAAGTTACATCAAGTTAAACAAAGCAAACATGAAAAATATGGATTGAAATACGAAGAAGATGAACTTTATACATGAACCTGTTGATCTAGGTTATGAAGATCTAATTGCTGAGACCGGTGAAAAGGCTCGATTATATAATACACCCGAAGGTAATAAACTACCATCGATTACAACCGTATTATCGATCTTATCAGAAGATGCAATCCGCGCTTGGAGGCAAAGAGTTGGAGAGGAAGAAGCAAATAAAATATCGCATAAAGCTTCAACTCGTGGAACTGCTGTACATGCAATTATTGAAAAGTATATAGATAATGAAGAGGGCTATAAAGATGGATACGATTTCCATATCATCGATTCATTCAATACCGTTAAGCCAATTTTGGATGAAAGAATTGGAAAAGTTTATGCTCAAGAATGCGCTTTATACTCCAAGCATTTGGGAGTTGCCGGCCGTGTTGACTGTGTGGCTGAGTTTGATGGTGTCATCTCAATCATAGACTTTAAAACGTCAAAGAGACTTAAAACAAAAGATAAGATTCATGGTTACTTTATTCAAGAAGCTGCATATGCAATTATGTTTGAAGAACGTACGGGTATACCAATTACAAATCTTGTTACAATTATGGCAGTAGATCATGAGCAACCACTCGTATTCAAAGAACATCGAGACAACTGGACAGACCAGCTCCTCGACACAATTAAAGAGTACAAACGACGAAAAATGTTTGGCCACTGAAGCATATCAAGAATTAGATATGTGTTGTGAAACATTATGCTATAAACAATCAGTATATGATTATATACAATACTTAGAAAAAAAGATTGAGGAGCTTGAAAGTGGATCAACAATTTGATATTAAAAACTTAGTAGGTGCTAATAGCTCTTATTATACTAAAACAACAAGTCAATTACATTCATTTTATATTAATACAATTGAACCAGCAGAAAACTATACAGAATGGTTTGAAGCAATTAGAAATGCGCCAGAACAAGACATTGTTAAGTTGCATATTAATTCATACGGTGGTGATTTGTTTTGCGCACTACAATGGATGCGAGTATTGAATGAATGCCAAGCAGTCAGGCTTATGTCTGTCGAAGGTGCTTGTATGTCAGCAGCAACTCTTTTATTCTTACAAGGTGATGCATTTGAAGTATCTGATCATTCAATGTTTATGTTCCACAATTACTCGGGTGGAGTAATTGGTAAAGGCGGAGAAATGATCGATCAACTTCAACATGAAAGAGATTGGTCTGAAAAATTAATGAGGGATTCATATAAAGATTTTTTAACAGATCGTGAAATTACTTCGATGTTAAATAATAAAGATATATGGATGGATGGCGATCAAGTCGTAAAACGTTTAGAAAAAAAAGCAAAGAAGGTGAATAATGGCAGGACAAAGTAAAGCAGGTGTCGCTTGGAAACCAGATGAAAATAAAAAGAAAACTTCAATTGGACGTAAAAACATAAAAACTTCTTCGATGAAAAAACATAAAAAGCGTTCGTATAAGAAATATCGAGGACAAGGATAAATGGCAAAGGTATTAGAACTTCAACTTAAAAAACTTTGGCTTAAAATGCTCAAAGCATACGCCAAAGGTAAGATCAATAAAGGTAAGAAGTTAGAAAATAGAATTGTAGCATTAGAGGCTGAGATTCGACTTGGAAAAGGCTAAGTATAAATCAGTCTTTATTTCTGATGTACATCTAGGAACAAAGGCATGTAAAGCAAAGAAGTTACATGCCTTCCTAGACACATTTGAAGCGGAGAACCTGTTCCTAGTCGGAGATATTATCGACGGCTGGGCTCTTCGCCGTAGGCATTACTGGAATAAAAAACAAACAGAAGTAATTCGTAGAATTTTAAAACTCTCGGAGAAAATGAATGTTTATTATATCGCTGGTAACCATGATGAGTTTATACGTCCTTTTTTTCGATATGACTTCCAATTTGGTCGGTGTCAGATCTTGGAT